TGAAGCCCGGGCTAGGAAAATGAGTCTGGCCGGTAACGGGGGGCCCTACAATGAAGCCCGGGCTAGGAAAATGATGTCGGCCGGCAGCGGGGGCAACCGCAATGAAGCCCGGGCTAGGAAAATGATGTCGGCCGGCAGCGGGGGCAACCGTAATGAAGGCCGGGCCGGGGAAATGAGGCCGGCCGGCAGCGGCGGGCCCTACAATGAAGCCCGGGCCGGGGAAATGAGGTTAGCCGGTAACGGCGGGCCCTACAATGAGGGTCGGGCCGGGGAAATGAGGCCGGCCGGCAGCGGGGGGTCCTACAATGAGGCCCGGGCCGGGGAAATGAGAAACCGAGCAAAAAATGAGCGGAGGGTGGTTTTGTGGCCTACGTGACGGTGGATGACCTGAAGGAGTTTATCGGTATCACCGGGTCTGGTATGGACAGCGTTTTGCGATCGATGATTGATTTGGCCCAGGGCGTTGTAGAAAACTACACGGGTAGCATCTTTGAGGCCGTCAACGAGACCAGGGTCTTCGATTGGCAGAATACGAAGTTGCTGTTTCTGGACCGGCCGTTACACGCATTGACTAGCGTTGTGAACGGGGGGGAAACGTGGGATAGCGAGGATGTGCGGACGATGCCGCGGAACGGGCCTCCGTACTTTTGGCTCGAGGCCACGATAGAGGGCGGACGCGTGTGGGAATTAGGCGACTACGGCGGCGAGGACGCCATTCAGGTGACGGGGACGTGGGGTTGGTTGACGGCCTCGGGGGAAACGCCCCCGGCCATTAGCGAGGCGACCAAGATGCTTGCGGCTTTCTACTTTGAGCGGCGACAGAATGAGGGGGTATCTCGGTTGAGTGTTGGGGATACGGGGCTGACGTATACGGACGGTATTCCTACGCATATTCGGGAAATTCTGGACGGATACCGATTCCCGCATTTCGGGAGGCTGTAGGTGAGAGAGCACCGAATTACGGCCGTGCAGGCCGGAACGAGTGCCGGTGATTACGGGCATACCGGGCTGGACTGGAGCAATCCAGCGGCTACGCATACGTTTGCCGGCCGGGCCATACGGTTGGACCAGGCGGAATGGAAGCGGTTGGGTTTCGAGGGGACGGCCGTTTATGACGTGCTCATTATTGTACCCGTGGACGAAATGCCAGCGGGGCTATCGCAGGCCGGCGCGTCTACGTCCTGGCGGATTACGAATATCGTGTCTGATGACGGCGTTGTGTTTCTTGATGGAAACATAGACGTCAATGAGGTTACGCCACAGGTAGGGCCGTTGGGGCGCGTGCGTTTCTGGCGTATCTGGGGAAAGGTGGTGAAATGAAGGTTTGGGCGACGGTTGAAATGGATTTTCGGGGGAAAGAGGCTAAACGGCGCGGTATCGACTTCATCCACGATTATATTTTGGACCAGACGGCGTTGGTGGAGGAATACGCTAAGTTTAGCGTTTCTCCAGGGGTGGGGCCGGGGCCGCATCCGCACCGCACGGAGCACGAGGATACGGGAGCGTTGCGCGATAGCATCACCAGCGATGTCGACGTGAAGGGAACGCGTGCTATTGGTGAGGTGGGGACCGACCTGGAATACGGGGCCTACCTTGAGGTTGGATGGCATAGCCGGGCCGGGCGGTTTTTCCGGTATCCGTGGCTGGAGCCATCCTTGCGGCGTGCCAAACGTTCCGGGCCAAAGGTAGCCCAGCGCCACGCGCACGTGTACTTTCGCGGGGACCTCACGTCGAAACCTCAGCGTATCCAGGCTGGATATATTCCCCCGGGGATTCGCTGGGAGCCGTTTCTACAGCGATTCCGTGGGCCTGGGGGGCGGTTTATATCGCGTGAGAAATTCGAGGCGCTATTGGCGCAATATCATGCCGAACAGGGGATACCATGATTGATGGAGCGCGGTTAGTCTATGAGGTACTGACCTCGGATAGTGACCTTGTAGCCGAGACGGGCGGCAGTATCTATGGACCGCCCGGGTTGCCTGCCGGATTTACGTTGAAAAAGGCTGTCATGTTCTACGGGGACGGTGGGGACGAGTCTACCCAACTCCCCGTTGTAGAACAGACGTTCACGTTTCATTGCTACGGGGAAACATCCGCTCAGGCGCGGCGGGTGTATTCCGTTCTGTCCGATGCTCTCTGGCGAAAGGCGGGGGAGAACGTAACCGTGAACAGCGAAACGTGGAGATTGATATTCACCTGGCATGGTGGCGGGCCATATGACCTGGTTGAACCAGAATTGGGGTGGCCGTACGTCCGGGTATCTTACATCCTGCGGTTTATCCGGGAGGCCATGTAGTGCGTCGGTGGCGGGTGGTTATAGGAACGCCGGCGGTAGCGGGTGCACCGCACGGGTACGGCATCATTGCCGGCGGCATTACGCGAACATTGGGACGCGATCCTCGGTTCGACGTCTTGCCGGCGCTACTGGCGCGTGAGTGGGATATCCGGCTTCTGGTGTCGGTGGTTTCTCCCTGGATGTTGGCTGGGTGTGATGCGTCGGATGTAATTTGGCACACCATGTTCGAGGTTGAACCGTTCCCGGCATGGTGGGCCGATATTCTTAATGGGGTGCGGGGGGTATGGGTTCCTAGCACGTGGGTTAAGGACCAGTTGCGGTCTATCGGCGTGCGCGTTCCCATCCTTGTCGCACCTTACGGCATTGACCACGGCATATTCACGTATGTCGACAGGCGGGAAACGCGCAAGGATAAGCCGTTTACGGTGTTTGCCTGGGGACGCGGATTCGTAAGCAGAAAACGGTTGCTGGATGCGGTAGCAGCGTTCGTCAAGGCCGACATACCGAACTCACGGCTGGTCGTCAAGGTGAACGAGGATGATGAGACCGTGCGGAACGGGGCATCTTTCACCTGGAACGGCCAGGAAGTTGAGAACGTGACGGTTATCCGGGCCAACATGGGGCGGCGGGCTATCGCGCAACTGCTCCATGAGGCGGACGTTATGTTATATCTGAGCGGCGGCGAGGGATTAGGCTTGATGCCGCTGGAGGCGATGGCCACCGGTTTGCCGGTTATCTTGATGCCCGTCACCGGGATGACGGAATACGCTAATGAGCACACGGCGTTTCTGGTGGCCGGACGTCGGGAATACGCTACCACGTACATGGCCAGATGGCACTACGAGTCGTGGTGGTGGCGGGCCGACCTGGATGATGTGGCGGATGTTCTACGGTATGCGTACGCGCACCCGTCCGAGCGCCACCGGATTGGGGACGCGGGGCATAGGAAATCACTGGAATTCACGTGGTCCAGAATGGCCGATTCGTTAGCGGCGTTTTTGGACCAGATTACGGAGGGATAAGACGATGGGCGGAATTAGCGGAAATACCAAGAATTATATTCTGTACGGGACGAACGCTTATGTTACCGTGGACGGCACGGACCTGGGGGCAACGCTGGGCGACATCGAAATCAAGATTGGGCTGGAACAGTACTACCCAGACTTCGCCCAGGCGCGTGGTCCTGTGGCCGGCACGGGCAAGGTGAAGTCCGGCACGTTCTCCGTGTCGACGACGATTAGCGAGTGGTCGTGGGCAACGCTCTCGAATGTAATGGGGTCCATTGGTGCGGATAGTTCCGGCGCGTCCGAGAAATACGGCGGTGCGGCGCTGGACGATATCGTGGAAGTGGAAAATGTGGTTGTCAAGGGCGTGACACGAAACGACGGCAAGGCAATGCGGGTAACTATCCCCAAGGCCTACGTCGAGGTGGAAGGTTTTACGCTCACGGAAAACCAGGAGACTGGTATCAAGGTGACGTTCGTGGGGTTGTACGAAGATACGTCTCCCACCACGTTGCCGGGGTATATCGAAATCGAGAAGTAGAAACAATCTGAATAACTGAATAGGGGGATATGATGAGCCAGAGCACGAACATCTTGAATCTTGACGTGATGATGCCGGAGCCACGGAAAGTCGTTTGGGGTGGCCGCGAACACGATGTGTTGCCTATGACGCTGGAGCAGTTTGCTTATTCTATGCGGCTTCAGGCTGCGTTACATCGCGCACAGTTTGGAGAAGTTAGCGAGGAAGATTTGTCCGTCATATACAAGATTCTACACGCGGCCATTCCGACTATTCCACAAGAGGATTTCTCGCGAATGCCTATGCCCGCGTTGACGGAGTTGTTGACCTTCATCACGGGCGGTGTTGAAAGCGAAGACGAAGACGAAGAATACCCGGAAGACGAACTGGGCGAGGACCTGATGTAATAGATTGGGCGATGGTCCTCGCCCGTTTTTGTCACGCGTATCCGGCCTACACCGCCGAGGCCGCGCTACAAATGCCGGCATCCCGATTTTGGGCAATGTACGAGTGCATCCCCGCGCTGGAGGCGAACGATGCACTAATGCAGCGCATAGCGTTTCACGGCGACGAGGAGGCCCACAAAGCGTTAATGAGGGCGGCCAAAATCAGGGTGCCGGATGATAGCGAGAAACTCATACCCGGGGCTATGCCGTGGGTCAAACCACTGGAGAACGCCGATGCCATCAGGCGCGAACTGGAAGAAAAACGCAAAGGAACCGATAAAAGTTCACATGGTCCGCCATAAGTTTTGTGGGGCGCGTTTATTCGACACGCGCCTGGACCTGGAAGAGGTGCCGCTATCCGTAGCGGACATCTTCATCAAGTGCCGCAAGTGCCACAAACTGGTCGGTTTCCGTATACGGCGGGGGACGGAAGATGGAGAATAAACTGGTCGTCGGCAAACTGGTCACCAAACTGGTGGCCGACGCTTCGCAATACAACAGCGAAATGCAGCGAGCACAGAACAGGGCGGAAAAATGGCGAACCGCCGTTGCGGGGGCCTTCCTCGGCGTGTCTGCTGCTGCATCCGCCTACCTGACGCGGGCCACGATGACGGCGGCGCGCACCCAGGTGCTCGGGACGTCGCTCAAGGTGGTGGGGGAACAGGCCGGATATTCGCGGGCCGAACTAAAGGCGTACGAGGCGGCCATCAAGCGGATGGGTATCACCACGCAAAACGCCCGACTCGCCATGATTCGTTTCATCCAGGCCAATCTGGACCTGGCGGATGCGGCCAAACTGGCGCGGGCGGCGCAGGACCTGGCCGTCATCGCGGGGATGAATTCCTCGGAGGCGTTCGAGCGCATCACGCAAGCAATCAACGGCCAGATACCACGCTTATTGCGCGTTTTCGGCATCGTTCAGAACTTGGACGAAATCTACACTAACTTTGGTCGAACCCTGGGAATTTACACGGAAACGATTAACTCGGCCGGCGAGGCCGAGGGGCATTGGGCGCGCCAACTGACCGAGACGGAAAAAAAGCAGGCGCTGCTCAACGCGGTGCTGGAGCAGGCGGCGAAGGTGTCGGGCACGTACGTGGCGGCGATGGGGGATGTCGGAAAGAAGATGACGTCGTTGCCGCGTGTGTTCGAGGAAGCCCGCAACGCTATCGGCAAACACTACCTTCCCGTTCTGAACGCGTTGGTTACGGCGACGTACAACAGCGTTAAGTGGTTTGACAAACAGTCTGAGGCCACCCAGAAGATGGTGGCGTATTTCATCGGGCTAACCGCCGCTGTCACGGCCGTTGCCGGGGCTGGCCTTCTTCTCGCACCCGTGCTTGGCACCATAGCCTCCGCCGTTGCCGCGATAGGTGCTCCGGTTGCAGCGGTTATTGCGGCCACTGGAGCGTTGGCGGCGGCGTGGTCCAAGAACGTCGGGAACATCCAGGGAAAGACTAGGGGATTGCTGCGCACATTCCGGGCCGTGTCTGAATACACACGGCGCGAATTGGCTCCCGGTGTGAAGGCCGCGTGGGGGGAGTTGACGGGCGCTGTCGGCAAGGGCGTAGATTACGCTACCAGAAAATTACACGAGTGGGGCCTAACGCACGAGTGGCTTCAGGGGGTAGTGTCCAAGGCGACCAGCATGATGATAGACGCCTTGGCGCTTATGCTTGATAGGGTGATGGACGTCGGGCGGGGGATGGTGGCGGCGTTTTCTGCTGCGATGAAAGCGATGAAAGGCGACTTTGGCGCGGCCAAGGAGATTCTGAAAGACGCGTGGCGCGAGATAGAAAAAAGTACAGCAGAAAGCACGCGAGCACAGGTGGCGGCTATCTATGAAGATATCCGGGCGGTAGAGGACCTCTCCAATCAAGACGAAAAACTGGTGCGCCTTGCCGAAGCATGGAAAAGGGCAGGAAATGATGTCGTAGCGAGCGCCGGCGAGATGGCGGAGGCCGCACTAAGCGTTAATGATGCTTGGCAAAAAATCTTGGAATCCATCCAGGCCATTGGTCAATCGGCGGCGGATAGCGTACGTGATACCTTTGCGCGCATACGCGACGAGTATGCGCAGCACGCCGTTAACATCGTTCGGATAGAATACGAGCGGCGGCGGGCGCTCGAGCAACTGGAGCGCGAATACCAGGCGGAACGGTATCGGCTGGAGAAGAGCGGACACGTGGCGGCCCTCAAACTTCTCCAAGAGGCCGTAGAGCGCAAGCGGGCGGGTATCCTAGCGTACTATAGCCAACGCATCAAGGATGAACGTAAGGCCCAGGAGACGTTGTTGGTCACCGCGCGTCAGTATCTCCAGGCCGGCCTGGACGAGGTGAACGCGATGCTAACGGCGCGGGTGCGGGCGTTCCAGGTGGCCTGGGCGCAAATGCAACGAATATCCCTCGCCAATGTAACGTCCATTATCGCGTATATGAAGGCGGCGCGGCAGGTTATGGAGGCGGGCCAGGCCGTCGTCGACATCCAGCGCATTCGCCAGGAGTTGCTGGCGTCGTTCGATGCTATCAGGCGCGACGCAGAAAATGCGGCGAATGATGCGGCGAATCAGTGGGAGGCGTGGCGCGACGCTAACCTCAACCTACGCCAGAGCATCGAGGACCTTACTGGTAGTTTCGACGAAGCGCCCAAGAAGACGAAGGAGAAACTACGCGACCCGCTGCTGGAGGCGGCCGAGGCGGCGGACAAACTAGCAACGGCTACCCAACGGGTCCAGGACGCGCTGAATGAGTTGGCGCTATCGGGGGCCGTCCGGGGAGATTGGCTGACTCCCATGCGGGAGGCGATGGACGCGGCTATCGTCATGCTGCGGGAGTGGGCTATCCGGGTGAAGGAGTTGCTGGGGTCCGGCGAGGCTATGCTGGCGGGGGAGGACCGCGAAAAATTCGTCGGGGTTCTTCAGGCGGTGAATGCGGTAATGCAAGCGGTGGCGGCCACGGCGCGCACCGTGGAGATGCTGGCCGAGGGGGATATCCGGTCCAGTGCGCCGGCGTTCGATATCGTAGCCGACTGGGCGCGGCAGGCGGTAGAGGCGATGGGGGCCCTGGTCGACCTGGACGAAACCGTGAATACGCCAGAATTCCAGCGTGCACTAATTGTGGGAACTGTGGCGAAAGTGCTTTCTGATGTTGGAAATGCGGCTCGGGCCCTGGCGGAACTGGACGCGGTCCCACGAGACGTGACAGAAGGACTGTCCGTTGTGGAACGGGCGGCCGCGGCTATGGTTGAGGCTATGCGGCGCGTGGCGGCCAGCACGGGCATGATTGGACGATACGAGGAGACGTTCGCCAAGCGGCTACAGTCGTTTCTATCCCCCATCCGTGATGTGCGCGCGGTGGTGGAGGGTCTTGCGGATATTCGCTACCTACGGGGGACGGACTTAGGGGGCACGATTGAGTGGGGTGTGGAATTGCTGGCGCAGGTGGCCGTGTGGATGGGGCGGCTACGGGCCCGCCTACCCGACGCGTACGTTCCGGAAAATGATGTGGCGAGGTTTGCCGCGTCTATGCGGGCCATCATTGCCCCACTCAAAGACACGGCCGCTGTCATTGATGCGCTTAATGGTATTCGTCACCTACGCGGTACAGACCTTGGACACGCCATAGGCTGGGGAGATGAACTGCTGGCGCAGGTGGCCGTATGGTTCGGGCGATTACGGCGACGGCTACCCGAGGCGTACATTCCCGACCGTGACGCGGAGCGGCTGGCCGGTAGCCTGCAGGCTATTACGGGGCCTCTCAAGAGCGTGGCGGATATGGTCCGGGCCCTTGACGACATCCGCCACCTGCGTGGCACCGATTTAGGACACGTCATTGAATGGGGCGTCGAATTGCTAGCCCAAACGGCAGTATGGTTTGGGCGTTTGCGGCGACGGCTACCCGAGGCTCACGTACCTACGGCGGCCTGGAATGATATGGCCGCGAATATCGAAAGTATCATTAAGCCATTGAGGGCTATTGCAGGGGCTGTTGGTAGCCTCGCGGATATTCGCTACCTGCGGGGGACAGACCTCGGCGGTGTGATTGAGTGGGGGGTTGAATTGCTAGCCCAGACGGCCGTGTGGTTCGGTAGATTGCGCCAGCGGCTACCCGAGGCTCACGTACCTACGGCGGCCTGGAATGATATGGCCGCGAACATCGAAAGTATCCTTAGACCATTAAGGACCATCGCGGATGTCGTGAGTAGCCTCGCGGATATTCGCTACCTACGAGGTACGGGCCTGGGGGACGTTATCGGGTGGGGCGTCGAACTGCTGGCCCAGGTGATGGTGCGTATCCGACGGCTGAATGAGTTGGACGTGTCGGGAGTAAGGCGGGCGGCCGGGGTGACGAGCGCCGTTGGCGGAATCGTTGATGTGCTAGAGCGCGTTGTGGCGCTGGCCGGCCAGATGGCCGACGTTGCGCACTTGCGCGGGCGGCTAGATGCCGGCGGAATCATCGAGTGGGTTACGGGCCTGATAGGCGACATAGCAACCGGGATTGAGAACCTGCCGGACGGCTGGGCGGATAGATTACAGCAGAATGCCGGGGCGTTCGCGGCGGCCCAAACCGCCATCGAGGCCATCGGACGGGGGATTGATGTCCTGGGGGCGGCGGCCAATGTGCGGTACATCGACCGGGCCAAGGCCAACCTGAACGCTATGGTGAACGTCTGGGACAACATCCTGACGTCACTGGATGCCAAGATATCCTCCGGGGAATTCAAGATTAACCGTCTCGTGGAGAAGTGGGGGAATAGCGTTTCGGCCCTGGCGGATAGCCTGAGCGCGGGGATTAGGGTTATCCGGGAGGCGCGGGCAATTCGTGACGTAGACACCCTGGTGCCACTGGCGCAAAACCTGGGGGAACGGATAATCGAATTTCTGAACGCGTTGGCCGAAAAGGTGAGTGGGTTCGATGCCGAAAAGGACAATGTGCTCCACGAGTGGGGAGAGGCGGTAGAGGCGCTCATGGGCGGGCTGGCGGCCGGCATAGAGGTTATTCGTTCCCGGCCGCGCACGTGGCAGGAACCGGGGGCCGTCTGGGATTCGTTCGTTGAGTGGGTCAAGGACACATACCGAACGTTCCATGAGTGGGTGAACGGGCCAAACGGGTTCGAGGATATCGAGATAGACTTGACGGCTGAGTGGGCGGCAGCGCTGGAGAGCCTGATGAACGGCCTACAAACGGCGCTTGGGTTGGCGGCTAATCTGCCGCTTGCCTGGGACGTGCGGGCGGATGTGTGGGACGCATTCAAGGCGTGGGTAAAGGCGACGTTCAAGGACTTCCACGATTGGGTGACCGAACCGAAGACCGGGCTGGACGCGGAGGGCATTGCGCTGGTTCAGGCGTTCGGCGATGCGATGAACGCGTTGTTCACCGGCCTGCGCTCCGGCCTGGACGTATTCGAGAATCTGGTTGGCCTTATCCCGCCGGCGGATGAGCGTATTACGTGGTTCCAGGACCACGTCAAATCGATGTTCACCAGTTTCCACGATGAGGCGGAGCGATTAGGTAGCGACGCCACGGAGGCCACCGGGGCCTACGGGCGGGCTCTCCAGGATTTGGTCGGTGGCTTATCGTCGGCGCTGGAACTGTTCACCACGTTGATGGACCAAAACCTACGTCGGTTCATTGGCACGGGGAACGAGAAAGACGGGGAGTTGGCGCGGGCCCTGTCTGACCTAATCCAGGGCATTAGCACCACGATGTCGGCGTTTCAAACATGGGTCGTCAACAAATTCGACACGTCCTGGGGGCCGGCGGCGGATACGCTGCGAGAAAAGGTAGAGGCCGTCGTTGGGACGTTGAAGTCGGCCCTGGAGTTGTTCACGTCTCTCCAAGAACACGGCCTGCCGTCTACCGACCTGATTCAGAAATTCATCGACAGCGTGATGAACCTGTTCCAGGTGTTCGCGGACAACTTGGGGGACAGCAGCGCTGAGGTTGACGAGGCTGGGCGGGGCGTGACGGAAGCGCTCGGGCGGACGGCGCAGCACATCGGTGCGCAGCAAGCGGATTTCGTCCGGGCCGGGCAGCAGATAGCGCTAGCCCTGGCCGGGGGCATGACGGACGAGGAGACCGTCAACTGGGCCTGGGAGGGCCGGGTAATCATGCTTGGTCTGAAGGCCGGCCTGGACCAGGGGCGCGGCGACGTTATTGCGGCAATGCGGGAGACGGCGGAACGGATGCGCGAGGAACTGGAGCGGGCCTGGGGAATCGCCTCCCCGTCCAAGGTGGCCGAACGAATCGGACGCCACATCACGGATGGGCTGGTTCGCGGGTTGGGACCAGCGCAAAGCATCTTGTCGGGTGGGCGCATAGAGGTAGAAAACCGGCGGCGCATTGATGTGCGGGTAACGGTAGACGGCAGCAGCATGGGGCTTGAGGAACGAATGCAGTTGGCGCGTGAATTGGCATATCTGATTAGGGCGGGGGTATGACGTGAGTCTGCTACACGGAACAGTCGCCGTTACGGTCGAGGTGGGGGGGATAGACGTCACGGAATATCTTCGTGACGAATCCCTTGTGGTCCATGAGACGCTGGACGGGGATATCCCCACCGCCGAGTTTGTGCTTGAGGACACGTCTAACGCGCTGGACGTGTCGCCGTGGCAAGAGGTTGTCATCAAGGTGAACGGAACGCGCGTGTGGGGCGGGTACGTAATCCGACCTATACCAACGGCCGGGCCGGGCGGGACACATCGAGTGTGGACCATGCGGTGCGAGGGATACGCCAGGCGTTTTCGGCATACGGATGACCTGACGCGCGCCTGGCAGAATGCGACGCCGCAAACAATCGTGGCGGATATGCTAAGCGCGCTGGGACTTGCGGGGGAATTCGATGGCACTACGTATGTTCCCGCGAGCCCCAGCGTTACTGCTTTTTCGGTGCGTGACGTCAAGTTGGCGGAGGCGCTGGACCGGCTAGGGGCCATCACGGGACTAGCGTGGTACGTGGACAGCGAGAAACGAATACGCATGATAGACACATCCAGCGCCATGTGGAACGCTCCGTTCGAGGTGGCTACGATAGGAATAGACGCTGCCACGCTAGTGGTGGCGGATGCGGCCACAGAGATAATCGTTGCAAGCGGAATCAACCTGGTGGCGACGGCAGCGGTTAACTGGAGCACGGTTTTCCCCGTCAACGCCGGCCTGTCTGTCGATTACGGGGACGTCGTAATCAATCGTGTAGTTGTGTACGGTGGGTGGAGTGTCGTTGGACCGATAGCCGAGGCGTTCACGGGGGACGGCAGCACCACGTCATTCGCCCTATCCCAACATCCCATTCACTCCATCGTATACGTCGAGGTCGACGGGGTCTTGAAATCGTTCGGAACGATGTGGGTGCATTCGTTTTCTGATTACGATGCGCTCATCGACTATTCCGATGGTGTCGTGTATTTCAGTACGGCTCCGGCCAGCGGGGCCACCATACGTGTGGCATATCGACACATGGACAGAGTCACGTACGAGGCTGTCGATGCCGCATCATACGCCACCATAGGTTTCTACATTACGCATACGATTCACGATCCGACCATTAGCACCGAGGACAAGGCGGCGGCGGTAGCAAGCGCCTTGCTGGATGAATTCGCCGACGTTCCAGAGCGAATTACGTTCACAGTCGAACGCGGATGGTTAGTTCCCGGTTACGTTATTCATTGCAACTTTCCCCTCTACGGTATCAACGGGAATTACCTTATTCGAGAGGTAACGACGCGATTCAAGCGGGATAACATTGTTGTGCACCAGGTTACGGTTGGGGGCCGGCCGGTACGGATGGGAGAAACGTTGGCCGGCATGTTGCGAGGGTATGGTGGAAAGACGGCGGCCGACCCGTACGGGCCTGCCGGACTAGTACCAACCATCACCGGAACCACGGATGAGCAGACCGTGGGCGGGGTCATCATGGCCATCGACCCGCGAACCACGTTCCAGGCGGGGAGTTGAGCATGGCGGGCGAATTCGGGACAGCAACGGGAGTCGTCATCTGGTTCGACCGGACAACGGGTGTGGGGAAAATCCTCGGCCTGTCTGATGGCGTTCCCCAGGCGTATTTCGACAGCGACGGAACTATTAAGGCCGGCGGGGGGCAAATCATCCTGGACGAGGCCGGAATACGGCTGTTGTTTTCTGGCGGCTCCGGATACGATGTGGATCCGTACGGCAGCGGGCCGTTCGGGGGGCCAATAGAGAATATTCTCCAATTCGAGTTTTCCGGTGGGAATACGTGGTTCGCCCTTTCCCATGCGGACGAGGATTACCTCGACGTCGCTGCGGATACGTCCAGCGGGGCGGGGGGCTATCCGACTCGTTGGCGCTGGCACAAAGGCGGCGGATACGTCTTTCCTAAGGCGACGGCTGCTCCGGCTGTTCCGGACGAGGGGATGGTGATATACGCGGATGGAACCACGTGGAATCCCGGGGCCGGCGAGGGGCTCTATTTCTACGATGGCTCTCAATGGTTGCCTTTCGCTCGTCCAATCCGCGATGGAAGCGCTTCTTCCACGGCCGAATTCTCCACCACGTCCACGGCGTTCGTGGACGTACTTACGCTTTCAGTCACGACGAACAGCGGAAAATTGCTGGTGGGGGCTACAGCGCCGAGGCTGTGGTTGAACAACTCAACGGACGAATTGGCGGCGCGACTGGTGGTAGGGTCGGAATCGGATACGTTTTTCCGTTCGGTCTGCAATGCCATGACGCCAACGGCTACCCACGCTCGGGTATTCGACCTTGGGAGCGCGGGGACATACACGGTAGCCCTCCAGGTGGCCGTTACGGGCGGCACCGGGTACGTCAATAAGGGGGGGCTTGCGAAAACGACCATATGGTACCGAGAACTGTGAGGTGATTGATGGACGACTTGCGCAATCTTATCGCTCGTATAGAAACGGCCACGCCGGACGAATTACCCGCCCTTGTGGCGCGGGCGCTGCGGGTGCTGGCGGGGGTAGAAGAAGACAAGACGAAATTCGGCATTCCGCTCTACGTAATGAACGCCTGGCCGCACGAATGGCCGGGCCACCCGGAATGGCAGCGGGCCGGCGCTGTCGGGGTCCACATGCGTGTTCTCCCGGGGCAAATCGAGAAAATTCCGGGGGAACTGGACCAGGCGGCCAGGCTAGGCATACGGGTCGGGTTGGTGGTTGCCGTCCACTCGGCCAAGACGGGACCACATACCACATACACGAAATTCGTTCCAGGCATCGGCCGCATACCGGACTACTGGAGCGAGGCGTTTTTCCAGGAATGGCTACGTATCCGGCGCACAGTCGCCATGGCCGTGGCCGACCACCCGGCGCTGGCCTGGGTGGGACACGACTTCGGCCTGGATGACGAATCGTGGCCGGCTAAACCCTGGTGGGTGGTTCGTGTAGCACGACTCGACATATGGGGATACATGATGCAGTACGTCCGGGCTGCGCACGCGTTAGCCCGGTTATACCAAAACGTTCCAGTTTTGGCCCAGTGCTACACGATGTATTCCCGCCAGGGGTTGGACGTCTTGTACACGGAAGCGCCCCCGAACCTCGGCATTAAATTAAACGGGCTTAAAACCGAACCACTCCCTCTCCCGGACGAGAAGGTGCGGCCGTATTGGGAAAGATGTGGCCGCGAGGGGCGCACGCGCGGGTTAGAACCGGGGATAGTGCCAACGGGGACCGTGGAGGAATTGCGGGCAACGGCGCTTACGCTTGTTCGTCGTGCGCGCGATGAGTGGAAGGCGGATTTTCTGAACATGCAGCGGAAATTCATCGAGGCCCTAGCCACGGTGGAGGAGTGACATGCCGGGAACGACAACAACCAGTTATCGCGGATATACGAAGCCTCAACTCGGATACGAGGGCACTCCGGATTGGGGTACAATCTACAACCAGAACATTAACGCCATTGACACGGACATTGGGCGTGGGTACACGCCGGTGGGGTCGGCGACGAACCTTCCGGCCAACCCGTCTGTCGGGGATACGTTCCTGGGGGATGACGGTGCGTTCTATCGTTGTTTTTCGGCGGGTGTATGGACAGTCACCTGGCCGGCCTCCCAAATCGGGGCTGGCACAATCGCGGAAGATAAGTTGGCCGACGCGGCCGTAACGACGGAGAAGGTGGCGGACGGGGCCGTGGCGGAAGCGAAATTGGCCGACGGCGCTGTGACGACGGAAAAGGTGGCGGACGGGGCCGTAACGGAAGCAAGGATAGCGGATGCCGCAATAACTGAAGCAAAATTGGGGAACGCGTCGGTGACGGCGGCCAAACTAGCGGCTGGTAGTGTAGGGACGGCGGCCCTGGCGGACGATTCCGTTACGATAGAAAAGATGGCGGTCGGGGCAATCAGCAGACAGGCGCGTGACGAAGACACGGCTTCCGTTAGCGTTACATCGACGACGTGGGTTAGTACGGGGCTCGAGGCAACGATAACTACGTACGGCGGCGTGGTCCTGCTGTCGGCTCATATCCCCCGGGTAGCCGTCAATGCATCATCCGAAATACATTTCTCGTTCGATGTTGACGGGGCTGTTCTGGGGGGCGCAAACGGATTAGCCATCACCGTGTCGGATCGGTCCATGACGATAAGGGCCGTCACAACGCTGGCCGCGGGCGCGCACACGGTGAAACTGGTGGCAAAGGCGACTGGTTCGGGCGGAACCGTCGGCTGGGGGACAATGCCGCACGTGCTGGCTATAACGGAGATGGCGTAGGGGGAAACATGACGACACCGTTGCGGGGATACAACGAACCAGCAGTTAATGCGCCCCCGGGGTGGGGGAGCGACTGGAACGACAATTGGGATGCTATCGACGACGACCTCGGGCGCGGGTACACACCGTCCGGCCTGGATGCGGATAAGCCGGCTAACCCCCAGGCCGGGTGGACATACATTGCGACGGATACGGGCATCATCTACCGATGCCTCACGGACGGTGTGTGGACGGCGGAACTGTCGGCCGACATGTACGGTGCGGGCGTTCTGACCACAGCGAAACTGGCCAACGGGGCCGTAACTGCGAGTAAGGTTCAATCCGGCGCTATTTCGACAGCGAAAATCGCGGCTGGGGCGGTGACAACGGCCAAACTGGCGGATGGCGCAATCACGGCAGTGAAACTTGCCGATAACGCAGTGACGGCAGCGAAAATTGCGGCCGGGGCGGTAACAACGGCCAAACTGACGGATGGGGCGGTTGGGACAGCGGCCCTTGCTGACGATGCCGTGACGAAAACGAAAATTCCGGCGGCGTGGGCCACTAGTGGCCAGGATATCGAGGGGACTATCGCGCGCCTACACATGGCGGAGGTGCGCGACCAAAACTTCGTGGTCCACACGGCGCTATGGGGACGGATAGGAGACTTCGTCATCACGACATCGACGTACGGCGGGCGCGTGTTCCTCGGGTGGCAAGCGTACAAGCGGGGGATAACATTTTTCGATTTCGCAATAGATGGAACTAGGGTAGGGGATAGCACGGACGGCCTAGCCATCCCGTTTTTCAATGCGCCGGGGATGGTCAACATCTTCTATCCCGTGTCCGGCCTGGCAGCGGGTACACATACATTCGAGGTCATGTGGCGAACTGGCACGTCGTCGGATTACGGATACGTAGACACGTATTACACGGGGAAGCAGATTCCGGCCGTGTTCTGGGTCCTGGAGGTGCGACGATGAGTACCTACACAACCGTTCTATCGCTGGAAAAATTTGCGACGGCTGAGACGGGATGGGGAAAGGGGTGGAACACGAATCTCGATATCGTGGACCACGCTATTGGCACAGGTTTCACACCTAGCGGAGGAACAGCGGACCGTCCGGCCAGCCCACAACCCGGGGACACATTCCTGGATACGGACACGGGCGAATTCTTGTGGTGTCTGGTGGCCGGAACGTGGACCAGCATATTGCCGGCCACGATGCTTCCGGCGGGCGGGGCAAATACGGGAGCACTGGCCGACAGCGCAATCACGGAAGACAAACTGGCCGACGGCGCAATCACGACGACCAAACTGCAACCGTCGGCGATAGAAGAGGAGAAAATAGCCGGGGCGGCCGTAACAACGACGAAAATAGCGGATGGTGCCGTAACGGAAGCGAAATTGGCCGATAGCGCGGTGGACGCTGGGGCCCTGGCGGCCGGAGCAGTTACCACAGCGCAAATTACCGGTGGCGCTGTGGGGGCTAGCAAGGTGTCGCCCGGGGCCGTAACTTCTGTCTACACAAGCACGAATTCCGGTTCCGACATAACTACCACATCGACGACCTGGACGGATACCGGACACACGGTAACGTTTACGTGTGAAGAAGCCGTGGCGTTGCTAACGTTCACGGCGAACGTCCAGAACGAGTATTACCAGACATATTTTGACTTTGACGTTGACGGTTCACGCGTTGGGGGGGTAGATGGATTAGCCCGGGTAGAACCGAAAGTTTCCGGTGTCGTCGAGGTGACAATGATGTATCCAGTACACCTGTCGGCCGGGACGCACACGGTGAAGGTTTCGTGGCGGGTAGCGGGTTCGGAAAGTAGTATTCAAGATGCGACGTATTCTACGGAATCGTCATTGCACGTTATCGTTTGGGAGAGATGATCATGGCGCAGAAGCGAATCTACGAACTAGCGGCGGAAGCATCATTGGCCGACGGCCACGCGCTGGTAGTGGACAAGTCCGGCCAGGCGTCGGCCACACACGTGACCGTGGGGGACCTGGGGGATTATGTTCTGTCCACGAACAGCGTGGGGGATTTGGGGGACGTGGTCTTGTCGTCTCCCGTCACCGACGGCTCCGTCTTGCGTTACGACGGAACGAGCGGAAAGTGGGTGGATGACGGAAACGTTCTACTGGACGGTACGGCCGTTATCACTGTTCGGTATAGTGACCCTATCATCAAGATTATCGACACGAATTCATCGTCGTATGCGACGACGAATGTGTCGCTGCAGTTTCGCAATACATACGCCACCGTTGGCAGGGTAGAGCAATCCGGAGAGACGTTGATATTAGAGTCTACAAGCGGAATAGGAGCGCTATCGTTTCGCATAAGCGGCTCCGAACGATGTGGCGTTTATCCTGCCGGATTTGGTCTTGGCACTACCGCACCGGGCGGCTCCACCACCACTGGCACGAACGTGCTAAGCATCGCGGACGGCACGGCTCCCGCTGGGGGTGTAACGGGGCAGGTGAGTTTATATTCAAGCGGGGGCGGATTAGAGGTAATGATGGGAAGCGGAAGAAAACATGTATTAGGAGATAGCGTTGACCTAAACGGAACATTGCGCGTAACTGGCGTATTCGCGCCTACGGCTGGCAGCGGCATAGAAATGTACTATTCTGCAGGGCAAGGTAATATTTTTGCATATAATAGGGATACCCTAGCATTTTTGGCGCTTAGGCTACGTGGGGCACCAATCATATTAGGTAGTAAAACTGTCATAAATAGTACATCGACTGCAAGCGCTTGGCTCGACATCAACGGCGACCTTATCCTTCGCGAAGTCGCCACTCCCTCCGCCCCACCAGCAGATGCGGCGCGTCTTTTTACCCGGGATGACGGTGGGGGGCTAACTGAGTTTGGATTGCAGTTTTCTACGGGCGATATACAAATTCTTGGGAAGGAGGGGTATACGGTGCCGGCATACACAACGACAAACGTTACCACAGCACGTTCGCTAGATGTCAGCGCGGCTACGCTTACGGACGTGGCGAATGTATTAGCCACGTTGATTGAAGATATGCGGGCGCGTGGATGGTTTAACTGATAATCGAAAAGGAGACATAACATGGAGAACACAGAAATCACACCCGAGGCGGCCCGCGAACTCATCGAACGCGAGCGTCAGGAACGTGTTCGGCGCGCCGAGGCCGCAATTCGCGAAATCCTCCAGCGCGAACGGTGCGCGTTGGAACCCGTCGTTACGCTCACGTCACGCGGGATGAGCGCCACAGTTAGAATCGTGGCGCGGGATTAATGCGGTAGTTGACATAACATTACTAGTATAAACCAAAGGAGAAAGGCACATGCGCAAAACATTCATCGTTTTTTCCGTTGTAATGCTCGTCGTTTTCGGCACCGTCTTTTTCTTGGCACGACCGACCGCCCTGGTCCACGCCCAATGTGTCACAGGGCTTGTTATCGTCACGGACAATCCCACCACCGTGAAATTCGTTGGTCCAACCTGGTGGGGGGCCGGGGCAAAGACATATTATGTAAATACGAAGGTGGTGGCGGGGGAAAACCGTGCGTATCTTCGCTACATTGCGGCAGGACCGTATGTGGTCACGGATACGATTTACGGCGGGTCCATGAACGTATACGCGAACGCGTGTCAAGATACGTTCTATTATCTCCATTCGGCCACTCCCACCCCCACGCCAACGTCTGTGCCGACGGCAACGCCAACTCCCCGCCCTACAGCCAATCCAACCCCAACCCCGCCCCCGTTCCCTGACCGGAAATTCGGCGTCGGCATGACGTACACCATGAGCGCGGCGGAATGGGAGGCCCTAGAACGGCCGCTGGTCTACTCGTGGTCGGCGAATACGTCCTACGCGAACCAATTCGGATATCACTACACCCCCATGATGTGGGGATGCACGGGTGCGCACCTACAATCCGCCATCGCCTGGCCGCGTACGGGTGATTACATGCTGTTTCTGAACGAACCAGAATCCCCCACCCAGGCGAATTGCTCGCCGGCCACGGCCGCGCAATATCTGCACGACCTGCACGAAGCGAGGCCGGACCTGCGAATCGTGGCCGGTGGCGTGAACAACTCCTGGTCCTGGATGGCGGGTCTGGGAAATGAATATGCGACGCGCTACGGAACATCCCCGCCCATCGCTGGCATCCACGTCCACGCGTACGCGTGGGGCCAAGCCGATTGGCGGGCAAACGCCCAGGCAATCATCGGCCAAATCAACGGGTGGAAATCGTTCCAGGACCAGCACCCGTGGGCCCAGGGCGAATTGTGGGTCACGGAGACGGGTATCCTAGAAAATTCACGTGATTTCATGTGGTCCAACGCTGTTCTACGCGAACTCGTGCTAACGTTTGCGGGCGATGGGCGCGTGACGCGGCTGTACTGGTTCGCGTACGAGGGCGCGCCCGGGGTCGCCAATGCTGAATGGCGGCCAACCATGCTCGTGTGGGACGGGGAGCGTACACCGTTGTGGTGGGCTATGCGAGATTGCGTAGATGGCGCTTGCCTGTCTGTGGAGCGGTGAGCGATGACGACTACAATCGTGGCCGTATCAGACCTTCACGCTGGTAGCACGGTTGGACTGTGTCCACCCGAATATGACCTATACGAAGAGGGAAGGTACAGGGCCAATAAATACCAATTATCCCTCTGGAAGAGGTGGGAGGCTTTTTGGCACCGCGCCGGGGAAATAGCGCGGGGGCGGCGGTGGATTGTCTGGAACGGGGACCTCGTTGATGGAGTCCACCACCGGACAACCCAGTTGGTGTCCGTCAACACGCTGGACCACGTAGGGATAGCCGCGGCCTCTATCAGGCGGGCCGTGGAGATATATCGCCCGGAAGCCATGTTTTTCGTGCGCGGAACAGGTGTTCATGTGGGGGACGTGGCGCAACTGGAGGAGATGGTAGCGGCCGAGTTTCGTGATACGATACCCTACGAAGCCCCACTTTCACGGTGGGGGGCGTGGATAGAAACCGATGGTGTGCGCTTTCATTTCGCACACCACACCCAGGGATGGGGGAGGCCGTGGACCAAGACGGGTGCTCCGGGACGTGAGAGCGTTATGATGGTGGCCAATGCCCACGCCGCGGATGTTGGTGTTCCGGACGTGTCGGTAAGGGGGCACCAGCATCGGTTCAACGATAGTGGTATGGCCACCCACCCTCGCGTGTTCGTGCTGCCGGGATGGCAATTGATGAGCGGCTTTCTACGGAAAATTGCTCCCGGCCGGGAACCGGAGATTGGCGGAATTATATTCACTGTTCAAGATGGCGAATACACGCCGCACGTAAGGCGGTGGATTATACCGCTAGCCGACGAACTGCACTATAGGAGCGAATAATGACAGATACGTTCGATTTCACCATAGAGGAACTAATTAAGGACATCTGGGGGAAAGATGCGGATGCCGACGGTTTTTTTACGACTCGTGAACTATCAAGACGGTGGGGGGTGAGCCAGGATCGCGTGCGGGAAATATTGCGACGCGCTGGAGATGCGGGATACACGATAGACAGCGCTCGGGTCAGGAGACGGACGATAGACGGCCGCTTCGCAACGGTTCCGGCCTATCGTATCACCAGGGAGGGGCATTAATGGCCGGTGGAGACTTAATCACTATCGCACGCGAATTCGGATTCCCCGCGACGCTAGCCTTGCTATTGCTCTATTTCGTGCTAAATACGTGGAAAGACTACAAAGAGGAGAACGACCGCCTGTTACAAATGGCCTACCAGCAAAACGAGCAAATTGTCGCCGCAATGCGCGAGCAAGCGCGCGTACTGGCGGAAATCGTCACGCAACTACGCGAGCAGGCCGCGGTGATTGAGCAGTTGACGAACGAGATAAGGGGGAAAAACGAAAGCCCGGGGCGTTAACCCCGGGCTTTTCATGCTTACGCGCCACCGCCGGTGATGCTTTCGATTATATCCAGGTCGGTGGCTACACGCGCCGGTACGTACCGGTTTCCAGCGCTGCGGGCCAGGACAACGTCACGCCCCTTTAGGGTGACAACCGTCACCCAGTGCGAATTGCCCGCCGCGTCTGGCGGCAGCAACCGAAGAACCGTAACGGTATCCTTCTCCTTATTGCGTTCTACTCGGTACATTTTGCACCTCCTCTTTCATTTTTTGTAGGGTTTCTTTCCTAAACGCCTTCAACCTCGTGTAGAGGTCTCCAGCGCCCGGAACCTCTATGCTGGTTTCGGGAATTTCCACAAACGACTGCGACCACTCAACCCGGCGATCTGGCAATGGGTCGGGTATGTTGATACGTACAGCCCCATCAGATACAATCGGGGTTATCTCATTTTCTATCATATATTTATCTATGCCGCGGTGACTCGCAATCACCGCGTAATAGAAATCCGCAAATAAAATCTTATGCTCCGCGATGGTCTTCCCATCGGAGCCTTGCCCCACAAATTCGCTAACCGTGTTTGCCGTTGACGACGGCGGCGGTATGAAAGGATATTTCACCTCTACATCTATTACCAATCTTCCCCCGGATATTCTCCCGGGGCGGGCCCGGGAATACACGTACTCCAACACTTTCCCGGCGGACGTGAACTCATCCCCCAGGAATCGATGGAGACCGCCGTACCGATATCTGAAACTGAAACGATATCGGCCGGCCGGCCAGATCCCGTCTGTTGCCTCAATGATAGTCACATCTCTGTCTACCGAACTAAGGTAGACAGAGAACTCCCGTTCGTCTTGCGCAACCACAAGGGACGGGGTCGTTAGTCGAAAAATTCCACACTTGCAATATATTACACTATTCATGGTTTCCTCCCTGTTGTTTTTTATGGGCCTAGGTGGGGGAGGGCGGGAATCGAACCCGCACGCCCCGTGGGTTCAGCCTGTGCGGGCCACACAGGCCTCCGCCACCGGACATCCCCGACGCCACTACCAGTGGCCGACGCTGGGGGCCCATTCCCAGCGTTCGGGACCTCCCCATGCTATTATCGTTTATTCAGAATTTCCTCGGCCCTGTCGTACAGGGCCTTGTATTCCGCCACCAACTCGTGGTAGCGGTCTGGGTTGAAGCCATATCCCCACGCCCGGCCCGGGGGAAAATCGCGGGCCGTCGGGCCCATTGCCCGTCCGACAATCTCACGGACAAGTGGAGGCCACCCGGCGGTCTCCATAGCCTGCATGATTTCGCCCCAGGCCGCTGTGAGACCCGACGCGTGGCGGAAAAATGCCCACCCGACGACCGACATCACCTCGTCCACGGTCGGAAACTCGGGCCACGGACGAAGCTTATAATCGTCAGGCAGGCCCGCTGACTCGAGCAAATCCTGCCGAGATAGTTCGTTATCGCCCAAGTGGCGAAGGCGAAGGACCTCGGCAATCCGCTTTTCGGCATTTCTCATTTTCCCTTCCCTCCTGGGGATGAGAACCGGATCTGTTACGGGGATGCCATCGAAATTCGCAACCGTTTCTAATATGGTTTCGAACTCCCGCTCGTTGACACACCCGCGCAGGCTAAACACCTGCGCGTACTCGTCGGGAGCAAACTCTATTATCTCGGCGGCCAACACAACGCGTTGGTACCTGCGAATTGGAACGTCCAATTTTCGAGCCAACGAAGCAATATCTGTACCAAGTTCGCCGGTTGCGTCATCGATGGACACTACCTCGACACGGCCGGGCTCGGGCAACGAAATAAAAACCGGACGCGACAACTCCGATATGATATATGCCCCCGGTTTACCAGCCGGGAATCGCTTTCCTGCCTCTCTGTCGACCTTTATCACGTATGTAGTCATGCCCCCCCCTATATTCCCGGGCTCCCGCCACTCCCGGGATTGCGCGGCCACCCATTCCCCGCGCCCCGTCCTCCGCGCAGGAGGACACTGTTCGTGTGGGGCATAAGCCCCCCGTAGCCTATTCTTGCACGGCCTCAATCCCCCAGCCGTGCAATTCCTCGATAATTCTCTTTACGGCCCACTCGGGGGCCCAAAAAGCATGAAGCCACGCTGGGGGAGAGGCCAAAGGCTTTGTCAGCGCCGGGTCCATGTAGGCACCCAGCGCTGCAAGTCGCTTAATCGCCCGTCCGTACGTGTTGCGCACGTTGCGGGCAGACTTGAATACAAACACAGTGTTACCACGCACCCTAAGGGGCGAATTCTCCACTTCCCGCCAGTGGGTATCACAAAAATGCACCCACTTGGCGGAGGTATTGTCGATTGCCGCGTGCGCGGCCTTGGTCCCGCATACGTCACATGTCTCGGGCGTCCGTGGACGCCCCTGGTATGAAAATCTCGATTCCGTTCCCATGTAAACTTTCATCGCTTGCCTCCCCTTTCTCCCGTCCCTACCCGCCCCGCCCGTTCCCCGGCGTCGGGAGTTTGCTTACAGGCCCATGCGCCACGCCGCGTTGCGCAGGGCCTGGTCCACCTCAGTCCATGTCGCCAGTCCCTTCTCCACCTGGCTGGCGAAAAACTCCCACCAGCCGGTCTCGAGGGAATCCACCACCGCCT